CGCAATGGAAGGTGCATCCAGGATCAGCAGCTCATAAGGCTGTCCGGAATCATCTGCGGTATGCAGCACCACATAGCCACCGGTCTGTCCTGTGACGAGCCCGGTTGCTGCCTTGATTGCGGAGTTCATCAGCACCGGAAACTTATCAACCTTTGTAGAAACCTCCTCTACGGCAGCTTCAGCAGCAGTCACATCGTTCAGCAGATTTGCTTTGGCACTGCCCAGGGTAATGGACACATATTTCTCTGCCAGGGTGTCATACACCGTGGTGATGACCTTGGCCTTTGCCGTAATGCCCAATACACTATGCCGGATGGTAACGGTGTCGCAAAGGGACACACGCTCCAAAACGGCAGCATATTCCGGTTGCTTCCACAGCGGTTCAAAAGAAACCGTGAGGGTTGGGATTGCCGTACCCAGAGGATTGTTTCGCAGATAGTTATTGGCATAAGCACGAAGCCCATCAATGGTCACCGGGGTTTCTGTGCCGAAGTATTCGGTGAAATCCTTAATGAGGGTCTTTCGTTGCACCAGGGTAGTATCTGCGATGGGAATCAACACCTCCGGCAAGGTCACAGCCACCTCCGTACCGTCCTCGGCGGTCAGCACCGCATAAGGAAGCAGATCCGTATAAGCACCGGAGTTATCGTCATCGTGTTCCAGGGCAGTGAGGTTCTTGCCGTATTCGATCACCACACCGGTCTGCCGACCACGCCCTTGGTGATGGATGACTTTGAAGTTATCCCATTCGTACTCGCCACCCCACAAATCCAAAAAGGAACCGGCAACGCCACCCAGGCAAGCTCGGACACTTTGTGGTTTGGTGACAGAGAACGCCTTGGGGGTAGAATAGTCGGTTTGACAGGTGAAGTTGTGAGTGGTTGCGGTGTTCTGAAAGATATGCTCCATCGCAAGGGACGGAGAGATGGACTCGCTGACAAACTGCAACGCCGCAATACTGGACAAATCGTAGCTGATATGCTGGGCATACACCGTGATCTGCCCGTTGATGGGAGTGGAGATGCGGTAAATGCGGAACACCTGGTCAGCAGCCGTATCATTTGGCTTTGCTTTGACCAGGCGTTCCTTTGCGATTTCCTTGTATAAGCTACCGGTAACCGGATACTTGAACTGGCACTCATAGGTGCCGTTACGCTCTTCCGTTACCTCGCAAAAGGTACATTCCCGGAGAACGCCAATGCCGTAGGTATCGAAGTTAGTGGCGTTGGCACGAAACAGTACGGGGATCATAATGTCACCCACCTTGGCATCAAGTCAATTCGGGAGACATCGCCCGTAAAGGAAATGGTATTCCTGCCCCGGTAGAGCTGGGGAAAACCAGTTCCAACGACTTTGTCGTTTTGTGGTTCTGTACCCTTGTAAAAATTCATAAGATTGGAGTCCACTTCGATATAGGTATCGATGTCCGTAAAGCACCAGGTGGCGTTTTTACCGCTGCCCTGGATGGTCAGTGTAATGTCTCCGGAGCCATAGATTTTCATATAGGGCTTGCTGGCAGTAATATAGGGATTGGTTACCGCAGTACCGGAGGCAGTAATCGTTTGGAAACGGAACCCTGCGAGGCTGTATCGGAAAGGTAAGCAAGAGAAGCTGATGGTGAATACGCCAATGCGGTTTCGCTCATCCTCGATATCCAGCTTTCCGGCATAAACCGCTTGCCGGAAAAACTCTGCATCGTAGGTGTCTGTCAGTTCGTGATACCGATCCGGCTCCTCATACAGCCATTCCTTCACAGCCAGTATTTTTTCTGCCAGCTCCTGCGTGGACTTTGCGGGCAGAAACACAGAATAGGTCACCTGCACATTGGGATACCTGCCCGGACCGGCAATGAGATCACCATCTCTGCCGGGGATCTCCAAGAAATCCACCTCGTACTTAGGAGCGGAGAATACATCCTTACTCTCAATACGCAGACCCATATCCAAAGAACTGGTGCCGTTATATTCAAAATAATTCACGCAAAAACCACTCCTTTCCGCTTTGCGAACTGTCCGGCAGTTATCAGCACCTCATTGGTGAGCTGCTGAATATCCTCGTTTGTGTAGTTGTTAAAGGTGGCAATGTTCAGCACCAACTGCAACCCGGTAGGAGCAGTCGCACCGCTTGCCGCCGATTTTACGGTTGCGCCAATGTTTCCATCCACAGTGAAATCGGTAGGCAGTGCGGTTTCCATATCCTCTGCCAAACCATGCATAACATCGCTGATATCCTTGCTCATACCCTCTGCTGCCTTAACGGCATACTTGCCATTATCATCGATGGAGCCGGCAAGACCGTCCACCAGCATTTCACCGATCCAGCCCATCTCTTTGGAGGGAGATGCGATGCCGAAGAAGTCACAAATGCCGTCCCAAATGCTGGAGATCCAGCCGGACACCTTGTCCCACAGCCAGGAGGCAAGAGACTGGATGCCCTGCCACAAACCTTTAACCAGGTTGACACCGACCTCTGCCATCTGCGACACACCCTTGGCGAGTGCTTCGACGATGCCCGTGATGATTTGGGGAATCGCCTTCACAATCTCAATGATGATGGTGGGTAGGTTCGTAATCAAGGAGGTCAGCAGCTGTATGCCGGCTTGGATGATCAGGGGGATGTTGTTCAAAACAGCATTGATGATGCCGGTAATAATATCCGGGATGGCACCCACAATGGTAACAATGATCTGCGGCAGAGCCTTGACAAGGGAAATCAGCAGATCAATACCTGCCTGGATGATTTGTGGGATTGCAGAAAGCACAGCGGTGATAATCCCCTCGATAATTTGGGGGATCGCCTCAACGATAGCCGTAATGATTTCGGGCAAAGCTGCCACCAGAGAGGTTATCAGCTGTATGCCGGTTTCGATAATTTGGGGAATGGCATCCAGCAAGAAGTTGATAATGCCCATAATGATTTCAGGCAAGGCGGCGATCAGCACGGGTAAGGCATCCAGGACACCTTGTGCCAGTCCCGTTATCAGCTGCAATGCTGCGTCTAAAATCATCGGCAGATTATCGATGAGAGTCTGCACAATCTGAATAACCACCTGAATGATGGTGGGGATCAGCGTAGGCAGTGCGTTTGCGATGCCGGTTGCCAAAGTAACCACTGCCTGCAAGGCGGCATTGAGCAACATCGGCAAGTTGGCCAGAATGCCATTAACCAAAGCCAACACCAACTGCAATGCACCCTCTGCAATTTGTGGTAGTGCCTCTATCAACCCTTGCAGTAGCATAAAAACAATCTGCGAAGCGGTATCGATAATGGTAGGCAAATTTTCTACAATGGCTGTAGATAACGAGCCAACGATTTCACCGGCGATTTCCATCAACTCCGGCAAAAACTCCATGAACATATCTAGGACTTTCGGGAGCAATTCGCCGATGACATCACTCATCTTGCTGATGTCGCCATTCGCATCCAGAATGCCGTTGGTAAACTCACCCAGCAGAGCATTGCCTTCTGTGGCAAGGTCTGTAAGTACCGGTAGAAGAACTGTACCCAGTGCGTTCTTGGCTGCGGTAGCGCCGACATTTAAGTATTGAAGCTGATCGTCCAAAGCACCGTAGGCTTTCAGCATTTCATCGCTGACCACATATCCGGCGGCGTGTGCTTGTTCGCCCAGCTCCGTCATTCGCTCCGCACCGGCTTCGATCAATGGGTTCAGCTCCTGTGCGGACTTGCCAAGGATCTGCATTGCCAGGGCATTGCGTTCGGTTTCATTTTCCACCTTGCCCAGAGCATCGATGACCTCCCAGTAAACGGTGTCGGAGTCACGGAGAGAGCCATCGGTATTGGTGACCTGTACTCCCAGCTTTTCATAAGCCTCTACGGAAAGCTTGGTGCCGTCCTGCACCGCTTTCATGGACTTGATCTGCTTGGCCATAGATTTGGTCAGTGTATCTGTGGACACATCAACCAGCTCTGCTGCGTACATGTACTCCTGCAGTTTATCGGTCGCAATGCCGGTAACCGTGGACTCTGTCAGCACTGTATCCGCATAAGCGGCACCGGCAGTGGTCATTTCCACCAGTGCCTTTGCACCGGCAATCGCGGCAGCTGAAACAGCAGCAAAAGCCGCTGTCATTGCCGCACCGGCAGTTTTACAGATATCCCCCAGAACTTGAAATCCTTTACCGGCTTCGTCCGCTTCTTCCTCGGCTTCATCAATCTGATCTGCCATATCATCAGCTTCGTCACCGGTGTCATCCATCTCATCGCCGGCGTGATCCAATGCGGTGGTCGTATCCTTCAGTTGGCGCTCCATATCCAGCAAAGCGGCTTCCGCATTATTCAGCTGAATCTGCCAGGACTGGGTTCTGCGGTCATTTTCTCCGAAGGGCTCCTGGGCATTAGCAAGAGCAGCACGGAGAGTTTCCACCTTCTGCTTCTGTGCATCCACTTGTCTGCCCAAGGCTTCCTGCCGAGCTGTCAATGCTTCTACGGAGTTGTCGTTCTTGTCGAACTGGGCGGTGACCAGCTTCATTTCCGAGCCGAGGACTTTGAATTCCTGATTGATTTCCGCTATGGATTTCTTAAATTCCTTCTCACCCTCAAGACCGATTTTTAAGCCAAATTCATCTGCCATTTACACCACCTCCTTTGCTAGATTCCGTCCGGGATGATATCGTCAATGAAGCGTTCCCGTTTCGGTTTGCAGATGCCGGAATACTGCTTATGACATTCCCACAGATCTAAAAGAAGGCCGAAGCACATAAGATCCACCTCATCCTGGGACAGATGGAGGTGGGCTAACCCGTAATATAAAAGTCGAGTAAATAACTCCTCGTCACTTACTCGACTGCCGCGTTTTTTGTGTCCGCCTCACTTTCGATATTCCGCTTGGTGCCCTTGTACAAAGCGTCGGTGATTGCTGCCTTGTAGGTAGCCAAGTCTGCCGGAGCCGTCAGCAGCTCCACCAGGTCCTCGGTCAGCAGCTCCCGGGGATCGTCCCGGTGCTTGATGTTGTGAATCAGGATCGGCTGATTGGCAAGCAAGGTGATGAGCCAAACAAGCTCACCGAGCGCCATCTCAAAGTTCTCCGATTTCATCAGCTTGTCTCCCAAGTTCTCCAAGCCGCCGTAACGACCGGCGATTTCCTTGGTAGCCTTGGTGGTCAGCAGCAAGGTGTATTCCTCACCACCAATGAGAATTGTTGAAGTGCGATTATTCATTTGTTAGCCCTCCTTATTCCGTGGTCTGTGCGGCATAGCTCGGCTCGTACACCTGCTTATACCAGTTGGCAATGATACCGTTGGTAACAGCGGCATCGCCCTCGGTAGCCTCCACCTTCCAGGGATGCTTGTTCAAAGCATCTACCTTGTTCCGGCGAAGGATCGTACCTTCGATGGTGGGAGTGTTAAAGGTGATGCTGTCACCCTTGGTAGCAAGAGCGGTTGCGGGGATACCGAACACCACACGGTACAGCCAAAAATACTTATATTTGCCGTTGGACTTCTTGGCACGGAATCCAACCGCAACGGGAGTGCCACCATCTTCAGCGGTGGCCACCACGACGCCATTGGCATCAATGGTTGCGCCGGTAAGATCGGATGCGACACCGCCCCCAATGTCATCCACACCCAAGGACAGGGTGCCGGACTTAAACTCCTTCACGATTTCCGCAGCACCATCGTCTGCGTACAGGGTTGCTTCAGCAAGCTCCACAGACAGATCTGCGGTCATTGCTTTCGCCAGTTGCACCGGGGTGGCGTAGGTTTCGTTACCTTCCTCATCCTCGGTAATCTTGGCATAATACAGTTTATCAAGACCAATCGTAGCCATTGATTATTCCTCCAATTCATAGCATTGTGCCACATCCACCACATAGTGGAAGTAGCCGGTTTCGGTTTCATAACCGATGTATCTGCGGTCAGTTATTGTGAGATCCGCTGCCAAAAGTGCCTTCACAATGGCATTTTTTTCCTTCGTGTAGCTACCTTGGCAGTACAGAGAAATGCGTGCTTCCTGCACCTCTGCACCGGGAGCGTTATCCGCGTGGATTTCAAAGGTGTCTACAATCGGCACCACCACGATATACTTTGCAGGCGCTTTATCCGTAAATACACCAGTTTCCATAGGGATACCCACCCCGGAAAGGGCGGTCTGGACATCAGCCAAAATACTCATAGTTTACCAATCTCCTCTTCCAATTTTTGCACCATTGCATTTCTGCAGGCTGATTTGGAAGCACTCTTGGCAGGCTTCAAGAAAGGTTTTGCAGGCTGTCCGTGCTTTCCGTATTCCAGGATGTTGGCAATTTTGGCATTGCTGCCGCCGTTCCGGCGAGGCTCGGCAAAACCTAACTTGATATTGTGGTTGCCGTCCCGATCAACCTTTGCCGGTGTGAGGCCGAGAGAGCCCTCCAGTTCGCCGGTGGAACGAGAGTCATATTTGGTGCCGGCTCCCACCACCGAGGAGAGGTTGCTTTTGGTACGGGCAAGTACCACCTCGCCGCCGGCTTCCAGGACGGCTTCTGCAATGGCATCAAAATTACTGCCCAGCTTGGACATACGATCCAAAAACTCCTCCGGCATCTTGATATCAACTTTTGCCACTGGTAGACACCACCTTCTTTGCCAGCACCTCCGTGTACATCCCGCGACCTTTCACATTTTCCACAGAGGTAATATCAAAAGTCTCACCGCCCGTCATAATAACGTGGTCGGTGGTAACGGTTACCCCTGGGATGGAACGGAAACGAAACAGATCCGTTGCTTCGGAAAAGGCGGAAAGGTTTGCCCATCTTTGGGAACCGTGCCGTCCTTCCCGGTATGCCCGTACCGATGCAACCGCATCATAAGCCGTGGTTGCGAAGCCTTCCTCATCCTTGCTCTTTTTCAGAACCACGATGTCGATAAAGGTATTCATATTCCCAAAACTCATAGCTACACCTTCCAGTTTCGATCCAGCCGGAGCAGCATATTTACGGTGTTCCACACCTGTTGTCCGGCTTGGACATTGTCTGCAAAGAAGCCACCGGTGCTGCCGTCCCGGCTTTCATAAAAGTGGGACGACAGCATAATAATGGCTTGCTCTGTGGTGGCCGGCATCGCATTCTCGGAATAGTAACCCTCCGGGATGTGCTGATAG